TGTCTACTACGGCCGGACGTCCTCGCCACTACGGCTCACGTGGAAGGGGCCGCACCTCATGGCCTCCAACTGGTTCGCCGCCGAGGGCGGCGAACTATTCCAGCGGGTCCTGGTGCCCGGCTTCGTAGACCAGACCATGGCGGACTGGCTAGTGGCGGGCCAACCGATCAAGACCTACGACTCGAAGATCAAGCGAGCGCTGGAGTTCGCGCGCTCCGCTAGGTTCGGGTGGGGTGGCGAATGAATCGAGCCCTCTGGACGACTGGCGAAGTGGCGGAGCTGTTCGGCTTTGCGAGCACCTCCCATTTTCACGGTTGGCTGAGGAAGTATCCGGACATCCCTAGACTTCGGGTTGCCGGTGGTGGGCTACGGTTTCCTGACGAGTGGGTGAGTCCGGCGTGGCGGCACTGGCAATTTCAGCGCTTGATTCGTCGGCGATGGCTCAGCTGGGATGGAGACTTTCACCGCGCTCGCCGGGATTGGGATGTGACTCTATGGGTTCATGAGATGACGTGGAGGGTGGACTATCTCGGTCTGCCAACCAGCAGGGGGGAGTTTCCCCATCATTTGGCGCGTGAACTTGCATGCGTCGGTGACGATGCGCATCGCCGAGGGATGGTGCGCATCGATTTTGACGAGATGAGCCGGGCTTTTCTGGCCCGCGTGGGCGGCCATCCCCTGTGGGCGCCGCAAAATTTAGACATATACCAGAGCGGGCTCAGACGGGAGATATTCGGGCCGAGGACGCCGCGTCAGCAGGCTCTCTGGCTGAGCGGGCCGCCACAATGAGCGCCGGGATCCTGTCGCTGGCCGCCGACATCATCGACCCGGACCGGCAGGTCGAGCGCTCCGAGTTGGCCACGCCGACCACGCTTGCGGCATACCTGGATCCGGCCTACCAGGTCCGGCCCCACCTCACGCTCATCGGGGAGGAGCTGGCCGGCCTCGAGCGTGGCGACGTCTTCGACCGCCTGCTGCTCAACACGCCGCCGCGGGTCGGGAAGACCCGCCTGGCCGTCGAGTGGTTCGTGGTCTGGTGGCTGATCAAGCATCCCACCCACCGCATCATCATCGCGTCCTACGATGATTCGCTCGCTCAGCGCGCCGGCAAGCACATCCGGGCCATCATCGCCAAGCACGGCGCGGCCTACGGCCTGCTCATGGAGTATGGCTCGACCGCGGCGAAGGACTGGACGCTGACCACCGGCGGCGGCGTGCGTTCGGTGGGCATCGGCTCGGGCGTGACCGGCCACGACGGCGACCTGCTCATCGTCGATGACCCGACCAAGAGTCGAGCCGAGGCCGAGTCCAGCCGGCGCAGGGACTCGATCTATGACTGGTGGAGCTCCGAATTCAGCACGCGCGTCGTACCCGGAACGCGGATCTGCATGGTCCAGACGCCGTGGCATCCTGATGATCTGCGCGTGCGCGTCGTGGCCCAGGAAGGTCGCGTCGAGAACGGCGGTCGCTGGCGCGAGGTTGTCATGGCGGCCATCGCCGAGGATTCGGCCGACCCGCTGGGGCGATCACCGGGCGAGCCGCTGCCGCATCCGCGCATCGCCGATGGGGACACGAACCGTTTGACGAAGTGGTGGGAGCGCATCCGCTCGTCCATCGCGGCGCGGGACTGGCGGGCCTTGTATCAGTGCGACCCGAAGGCGCCGGAGGGCGCGCTGCTCAGTTGGCAACTCCTGCGCGAGCGTCGTTGTCACGAGACTGGTTCGTGTTCGATGCCGCAGCGCATCGGCGTGGCGATCGACCCATCCGGTGGTGGCCGCGACACGGCCGGCGTGATCGGCGGATACCTGGGCGAGGATGGACGGTGTCACTTCACCCACGATCTGAGCGGCGTGATGCCCTCCGACGCATGGGGGCGGGCAGCCTGCGAACTCGCCGCGGACACCGGGGCGGACTTCTTCGTCGCCGAGAAGAACTACGGCGGCGACATGGTCAAGCTCATGATCCGCACCTCATGGGACGCCCTGCGTCGCGAACAGCCCGAGCGCTTCGGCATGAATGTGCCGCGCATCATCGAGGTCACGGCTCGCCGCGGCAAGATGCTACGCGCCGAGCCGATCGCCCAGCAGTGGGTCGAGAACCGTTGCGTGACCTCGGCCTACCTGCCTGACCTTGAGAGTGAGTGGGCGACCTTCATGCCCGGCGCGACGGACTCGCCGGGTCGCATTGACGCGTCGGTGTACCTGGCGCTCGAGCTGCTGCCCGTGCCGTCTAGCGGTGAATCCTCGATGAAGGGCGCGGCGCTCCTGGCTGAGACGGACCTACTGGGCGGCCTCTGGCGTTGAAGCTGCGACCAGCTTCTCGTAGATATGCTCGGGGACGAGATAGGAAGCTCGGTGCGTGTGCGTGATCTTCGTGATCTCGTGGTAGTTGGCGCCCTCATAGAGCGCTGCGCGTAGCTGATCTTCGAGTGACTGCGGAGTGTCTTCGTCGGGAAGTCTGATCTCTCTGAGCGATGGCATGTTCATGAGCTTAGCAGACCAATTGACATGTCACTAGGTCGGGCGGTAGCGTCGTGGGCATGGGAGAGCAGGACGAGATCCCGCGCAGGCGGCGGGACAACAAGGTCTATGGCAGTCTCTGGCTGCAGAGCGGCGCTGATCCTCAGCCGAGTTGGAGCGTGCCGACCTGGATGTGGGCAGCGGTGCTGTTCATGAATCTAGTCATGGCGGTCGGTTTCTTCGGCCTGGTGTTTCTGGGTTGGGGTGGAACTTCGGGAGTTGGGCCATGAGCCAGAAGGACGACGCAGCGGCCGAGCGTCAGCGGATCCTGGAAGAGGAACGCCGTCGGCGGGAGAAGCTCGCGGATGAGGTTGAGAACGAGCGGGACCGGGGATCGAGGGACAAGAAGTGAACGGCTGGATGATCGCGGTCGACGGATCGGCGGTGAACTTGAGCCACGTTACGCAAGTGCTGGCCGAGAAGCGCGCTTCACATGTCGATGACACCTGGTACGTGCTGGTTCGCCCGGCAGGCATTTGTCTGGCCACTGATCTGGAGTCGCGCGAGGCGGCCGTGGCATGGATCGAGCAGCGCTTCCGCAGTTTCGATCAGCATGTCAGTGACGCCACGGCGCTGATCGCGACGTCGTCGTGAAGACGCTGGTTGAGATTCTCATGGCCACGCATCACTGGCCGGTTCCGCAGTCCGACACAGATGACGAGGTCGTGGCCGGCATCGTCGGTGCCGTGCAGGAGTGGCTGAGCGCCATGGCCCAGGACGGGCAGGTTCCTGCCAACCGAGATCTTCGCGATGAGTACGCGTTTCTGATCCGCGAGGCCAGTAAGGGGTTGGATCGCGATGTCGCTGCCCCCTGAGGTCGGCGGGGTGTGCCAGCCCTACAGTATGCTGCCGCTGTTCGCCCGCACCGGCCACGATCCTCAGTACGCCTCGCCGGCCATGAGCACGCTCGTGCCGCTCGATCGCGGCGAGCTGTCCATCCGCATGTGCCTGATCGCTCCGACCAGCGTCCAGCGCGCCGCCCAGGCGGCCGGCATCAAGGCCATGGTCATGATCCGACCCAGAGGCATCGAGAAGGTCGAGGGCGCCGGCCCGAGGCCGATCCCGCTGTCGACGAAGCTGAGCGACGTCATTGAAGGGCTGGACTCATGATCCAACCACAGCGTGAGAAGTCTCCGGACTCCTGGCCACGGGCGCTTCTGGCGAGCGTCGTCGTGATCTGCTTTACGGTCATGATCGTGGCTCTGATCGTGGTGATTGGATCATGACCGCATGGCTGATCATCGGGCTGATCGTCGCGATCGAGCGTGTCACCCGCCTGCTCGTGGTCGACACGCTGCCTGCGGTTCGCATCGTGCGTGAGTGGTTCGTGCGCACGTTCGGCGTGGTCAATGAGGACGGCGATATCGTCGACGGCAAGGGCTATTCCTGGGCCCGCTGGCTCACGTTCTCCATCGCCTACGTCTGGACCTGCCCGTGGTGCATGTCGCCGTGGGTGGGGCTGGCGGCTTGGCAGATCGTCGAGCGCGTCGCCCACCTGGATGTGCCGTACCCGTGGCTGGTCATCGCGGCCGGGAGCACCCTGAGCGGCTGGCTGGCCAACCTGCAGGGCGAGCACGACCAGCGCTGGGCGGCCCGCGACATCGAGATCAACGGAAGGAAGCGCCCAACATGAGCTACGCCCATTTCTCAGTCGACTGCCACGAGTATCACTCGCTGGTCCGCGACTTCGGCGGCGGCATAGAGCGCCCGACGATCACCGTCCTGTGTGGATCGACGCGGTTCAAGGACGCATGGTACGAGCAGGGCAGACGCCTGACTCACGAAGGCCACATCGTCCTCTCGGTCGGCGATCTCGACACCAGCTCCGCAGCGCGCGACGTCAACGTGCCCATCGATCCGGATCTGAAGGCGCGCCTCGACGAGCTACACAAGCGGAAGATCGACCTTGCAGACGAGGTCCTCGTCCTCAACGTCGGCGGCTACATCGGCGACTCCACCCGATCCGAGATCGCCTACGCCGAGAAGATCTCCCGCCCGGTCCGATACCTCGAGATCTCGTGACCACCGCGCGGGAGATCCGGGCCGAGGCGATGAAGCGCCTGGACGAGATCAGCGACCACGGGTGCGAGGCGGCGTCGGCGCGGGCCTTCGAGGAGGGGCGTCTGGCCGCGCTCGACGCGTTGGAGCTCGGCCGACCAGCGGCGCCTGACGCGGAGATCCGGCAGCGTCGCCTCGACCTCGACGACGCGCTGCGCGGACGCGGCACGTCGCGTCCGGATCGGGATGTGCTGGCCTCGGAGCCCATTGTTCATGCGACCTCGGTAGAGTGATCGATGTGACCGGACCAACCACGCACGACCCGGAGTTCGCGCTCGAGCAGGCGACCGGCCTCATGGAAGCGTGTTTCTGCGACCTCGCCGGCTGTACCGATGAGGGCGCGCAGGCCGCGGCCCGCCGCGTCACCGCCGTGGCGGACGTTTTCGTGGCGTGGCTGCGGCGACCGGTCACGATCAAGTTCGGCCCTGCGACAGTGACGGAGCAGGACACAGGAGAGATCGTTTCAGTTACCGCAGGAGGCATCATGGCAACCATCGACACCAGCCAGGTCGTGACCTGGGACGTGGATCCCGAGGACGACCGCGGCTTCGACGTGCTCACGCCGCTCGACGTCGTGAACTCGAACGACGCCTTCGCGACCGTCGTCTACACGCCGCCCACCGCCGGCGTGCTCGGCACCATCGCCGCGACCGCCGTCGCGCCGGGCTCGACGCTGATCACGGTGTCCGTACCGGGCAGCGACCCGCTGATCTCCGGCTCGCTCAACGTCGACGTCACTCCGGGCGGCGTGGCCGTCATCAACTTCGGCGACCCGGTCATCACCGAGCAGGTCTAGCTCAGCTCGCAGCGCCGCCGCGATCTCCCAAGCCACTCCCCCGGCTTCGCGGCGGCGCTGCTCTGTGTCCGGCCGTGATCTCCGTCTACGATGAGGCCAGCCGCGCGAGATCACGGGGGTGATGCATGCCGGACAGCCTGCGCCTCCCGGCGCGCATGCGCCCCCGGGCGCTGACCGCCGCGTCCGCCCAGGTCACGCCAGACACCTGGCGCTCCGGCCAGTTCTTCGGCAACCGCCCCTGGCAGGAGGAGGCCTGGGGATTCCGCGACACGCTCGGCGAGTTCAGCCAGGCGGTCGACTGGGAGTCGCGGGCAATGTCCCGGATCCGCCTCGGTGCCGCCGAGGTCATCCCGGGCGGCGATGAGCCGGAGATGCTCGAGGACGGACCGGCCGCCCAGCTCATGCAGGACTTCTGCGGCGGGCCGCCGGGGCATTCCGCGTTCCTGGCCGCGATCACGCCGCAGCTGGTCGTACCCGGTGAGGGCTGGCTGATCGCCGAGCGCGACGACCCGGCCCTGCCGCTGAGCCTCGCCGAGTGGGGCGTCTACTCCACGGACTGTGTCACCGCCCTGGGCGGCAACTTCCGGGTGCGCATCGGCGAGTCTATCTGGCGTGACCTGGCCCCGGACAACCTGCCTATCCGGATCTACAACCCGCACCCGCGCTATCCGTGGCTGGCCACCAGCGCAGCCCAGGCCGCCGTGCCGATCATGCGTCGCATCCACCTGATCGACTCCCGCATCATCGCCATGATGGTCAGCCGCCTGGCCATGAACGGGATCATGCTCATCCCGCAGGAAGGCACGTTCAGCGTCCCGGAGCAGTACAACCAGGCCCCGGACCCGTTCGTCGCCATGCTCATCGACATCGCGTCCAAGAACATCGCGAATCCCGGTCAGGCCAGCGCCGGCATCCCGATCCCGGTCCGCTTCACCGCCGAGCTGATCGAGAAGTGGAAGATCCTTAAGGCCGACGATCCGCTGGATGAGTGGCTGCTCAAGGAGCGTATCGACGAGCTCGGTCGGCTCGGCGACGCGCTGAAGATCACCCGCGAGCGCGTCACCGGCGGCATGGGCGAGCAGAACCACTGGGGGCAGTGGCAGGCCAGCGAGGAAGAGGTCCGCCTCACCTTCTCGACTACGGCTGAGAACATCTGCGGCGCGGCGACGAAGGGCTACCTGCAGCCGGCTCTGCGCATGAACGGCCTGTCCGGCGTCGGTCCCCGTGGCGGCAAGATCATCGTCTGGTATGACACCAGTGAACTCACTGCGCGGCCCGACAAGACTGCGCCGGCCAAAGACCTGTACGACCGGCTTGAGATCTCCGGCACGGCGCTGCGTCGTGAGTCCGGCTTCGACGAGTCCGACGCGCCGACCCCGGACGAGTTGGGCGTCATGGTCTGGAAGAAAGTCGCCGGCAGCGACACGCTCGCGCCGACCGCAGAGCAGCAGCTCGACCCGGGATCTCCCGCCCCCGCTCCGGTGCCCGGGGCCGCACCGTCTGCTGTTCCCGCGGCATCGGGATCGGTAACGGCACCTGCGGCCCCGGTCACCGGCCCTCCGCAGCCGGGATCGATGACCGCCAGCGGCGCGATCCAGGACGTCCTGATCTCCGCTGGACTCATCGCGCCGCGCCGGCCGAAGCGGTACAACGGCACGCACGTCAAGCGGTAGCGCGCCGTGCAGCGCATTACCGGGCTGCCCGACGAGCAGGTAGCAGCCTTCGAGGTCCAGATCGAGGCGGTCGTCCGCGCAGCCCTGGCCCAGGTCATGGACACGATCGCCCGCCGCGTCGAGGCCAATATGCCGGTCTTGGCCAGCGCGTTGGTGGGCACCGGCGAGGACGATCTGGCACCGCTGCCGCCACCTGATGACGCGCTGCCCCCTGGTCAGCCCTACGTTTCGCCGGATGACCTGGCCTCGATTCCGCCACTGTGGCAGGAGGCCGTCGTGGAGCAGGTGCTGCCCATCGCGGCTCAGGTGTTCATGAGCTCGGTCGGCAAGGTCCACGCCGACATGATTGACGCTTCAAGCATCGCTGGCCTGCCGTCGGTCGGATCTCTCGCGGCCGAGCAGTATCTGGCTCAGGCGCACAACACGTTCGACCAGATCGGAGACCACCTCTGGGCCACCGCCCGTCAGCAGCTGTCCGAGGGCTTCGAGGCCGGCGAGTCCATTCCGCAGCTGGCCGAGCGCCTGCGGTCCAGCGCCGAGGTAACGGCCAGGACCGGCGTACTGGTCGCCCGGACGCAGGTCATCGAGGCCAGCAACGCGGGCTCGTTTGCCGTGGCCCAGGCCTCGGGCCTGCAGATGAAGAAAGAGTGGATCGCCACTCCGGACCTGCGCACCCGCCCGACCCACCTCGCAGCGGATGGCCAGCGCGTCGACCTCAATGAGCCGTTCATCGTGGGCGGCTTCTCAGCCATGTATCCCGCCGCGGCGACGCTGCCCCCGGCCGAGCGCTATTCATGCCGGTGCACGACCGGCTACGTCATGCCGGACAAGGCGCCTGGCCAGGTCCGCGCCCAGGACGCCCTGGACCAGCAGATCCAGGATCTGCCCGGCACATCTGGTATCGACGACATCGCGGCTCAGCAGTCCGCACGACTGCAGGCGATCATCGATCAGCAGCACGCCGACGTCGAGGCCGCTATCGAGGAGGTGCACCGGCGCTTCGGTGAGACCTTCGGCCGCGAGGCCGGTCCCGGATTCGACCTGCCGGCCCGCGGCGAGCATCCGCAGAGCTACATCCGGCCGTCGCTGGCCGGCGCGAAGACGCCGCGCGAGTTGCGTCGAGTGTGGCAGGACGAGGTCCAGGCGATCACCGGCCATCCGTTCCTGGTCGACAGGATGCCCACCGGCATATCGATGGTCACCGCCCGCGAATATGCAGAGGGCGCGCTGCAGATGTTCGCCCAGTTTCCCGAGGCGAAGATCGACCGGATCCACTGGTTCGACGACGCCGCGTCCAGTGCATACGC